AGGTTGGCGTTGTCCTCCGCTAATGTGCCACTAGCATCAATAAACAATACTGATCCTTCGGTAAAACCAGATACTATTGTGCTAGTGCTTAATGCTCCGGCGCCTCCTAGTCTGGGCATAGCAAACTAAAGCTTGGCATATTAAACCTCCAAGTATCTTATCGAGATAGTCGATGACGAGGCACCCGTTGAGATAATAGCGTGTATCCCCCCCGTGTAATTATCGAAAGTTAAACCCTGGTTAGCTACTACTGGTGTGCCATTAGCTGTCGTCACACTGCTGTTATAACCAACATATATTGGGTCATCGTCCTCATGCGTTAACACCACCGAGAGCCTAGTGGCGGTGGCTGGTAGTATTTCCGTGGCTGTAGTAGCAATATCTACCGCTGCATATCGGCCTAAGTCCCGCTTCTTACTCTCAAATATCCCCCCACTCCTGCCACCACCGCCTGTAGTCGGCACCCAAGGTTTGCCCAGTGGGTCAATTAGCATGGTTGGCATTGGTTTCTGCTTAGTGTATTCAGGTATGTCCACCACCAAATCAGCGGGTTTTTGTTTACTAAATGCTTTCTTTAGCTCCGTAATCTGTTTTGTTAGCATTTTCATAGACGGTGGCTTAACTACCACATTTGGTGCCTTAACATTGATTTCCGGCTTCACTATTGGTGCTGGTATTTCTAATTCAGCCAGTGCCGCTTCTATATTCGCCACTGCTGTAGTAACTGCGGCTGCACTTTTTTCTATATTGCGTACATCTGGGGGATTAACCGTTACATTTGGAGCTTTGCTTTCTGGTATTTTTACGTCTGGTGCCGTTACCTGTATGCCTCTTACTGCATTGGCAATACTTACCATGCTGTCCTGCACTTGGTTAAGGGTTGGCCGTAGTATTTCAACTATAGCTGGGCCTAAAGAAGCCAAGAACCGTTGGTTACGCTTCTCACTCTCCACCGCTTTGCGGAGAGCTTCATTCATACGCTGTAGTTCCTGTTCGCTTATATCAACCATTATCCTTGTATCTGTCCTAGCTGCTCTACTTGCTGCTGGACTTGCTGTAAGGTTTCTTGCTCGGCCTGTTGTTGTCCTGCTGCTTGTTCACCTTCAGCGGCCTGTTGGGCTTGTAACTGCTGTTGTTGCTGTTCTACCTCTTGCTGGCCTTGCTCTACCTCCCTTATTTCGGCTGGTGTTAGGTCAACCAACTCTAAGCTGCGCTGCTGAATTATTCTATCTAAGGCGGGATTACCTGGGAACATGCCTTTAATAAACATAAAGCGTTGAATACCCTTGGTCTTTTCTTCCTCCTGCTCACTGGTGCTGCGTACGATAGGCCGATAGCCAGCTTCAGACTTCCAATCCTTCGGAAACACTGTCTTTGGCCAGACTTGTCCACTAGCACTGGTCTTGTATAGCATCCGTTTCTTACCTGAATTAGCATCCATTAGTGCGTGCCATTTAATCGCTAGGTCATACCATGAGCGCCGGTAGAACTTGGCCATAGCTAGAGTACGCTCCATCGCCTTACCGACTAAGGTTTCCACCTCACCTAAGGTTATTTGTTTACGCTCACTTACTCCCTTCTCAATCGCAGTAGCACTTGTCCCTCGCTCTACTAGCTTGGTAATAAAGTCTATTTGGGTCATCACATCATCCAAACCTGATACGTCAACTGGCATGATTACATCTCTGATTGACTGCCCTGGTCCTAACTTCGGGGCTGGTAGCTGTCGTCCTGCTCCTGGCTCAAACGTCTGTGGAACATAACTACCATCAGCCCCAGTCGTCACCCAGTGCATTTGGAAGTTCTTAATCGTCCGGTTCTCAATCATCTGGGAAAACATGACATTAACTATCTTGTTTGGTGTTCTAACTAGGTCAGCTACCGCATCACTCCAAAAGTCAGTTGTTTCTATATCCTCTGCCCAGCTACTAAATGGCCAGAAGTCTACGCCTAGTAAATCCTTTAAGCTCTCATTGGCTAACTCCACCGTGTCATTAGCGTAACTAATCACTCGCTTCTCAAACTCTTGTTTCTTCGGGTCCCATATCTTAGTAAAGTGTTCGGTTATAGACACCAACGTATCTCCGGCTGCAAACAGGGGAAAGTCTGACGAATTAACCCCCATAGCTTCTAGTCGTTCATTCTTCCGCTCCATCTCCTCATGGTTCTTGTCGGACATGACCATACCTCCTTTACTGGACAGCCATGACTTCAGCTCCTTCTTAGCCTTAGCCGTATACCTTGAATCAGCAATAATATCTCTTAGTGGCCTAAATATGTTCTGCCTAATAATAAACCGTGCTGAATCTATATCCAATGGCAGGGTCAAGGGATCAATCACCACGTCATATATGTCTAAAGGCTGTACGTCTACTGCTCCATCTTTCCAGTCCAGTAGCTTGAATGACCGGCCATAGGTTAAAACTGTCTTTTTGTCTTGTATATCAATGCCCTCGAAGTTCAGCCTTTCCGCATCAGCGTTCCACATCTCCTGAAAGATTAACTCTTTACTCTCATCACCACTTAATTCCTCCCAATCTACTGTTGGTGGATCATCTATCTTAGCCAGGATAGTCTTTAGCGTTTCTTTCATTAGCGGCACATTCACCGCTTGCCGTTGAGTCAGTCGGTTAATGCGTACTACATTCCGATATAGCTCGTAATTCTCCAACCAATCATCACGCCGCCTATCTTGAAAGTCACGGGCTATCTTCTTCTCATCATTCAGTTTGTCCATTAGCTCTTCGGCCATAAAAAAAGCAGGTTTCCCTGCTGTTAGTTTGAGTTGCCCCTATTATACCACGTTCTCTATCTGCACAATAGCTTTCTCAAAGCTGGCTACTCTTAACGCTATCTCCTCCCCGTCCTGCCACTTAGTTGCTTTGAATGATAACGCCTTTAACCAACCCTTGTCGTTAAAGTGCATCTGCACTCCCCCATGCCTGATGTTAAATGCTCCCTGTTTGAATAGGATGTCTAGCGCATTAGCGATCCTGGCTATCTCCGCTGTGTTGGTATGGGCTAACTGAATGGTTATCTCGCCCTGCTTAATGTTATTGTCAGCTTCTTCTAACCCCTCCAATTTCATATTATCCGTAAGACATCTGACTTGCGCCACCAGTAACGTACTTCTCTTGCAAGTTAAGCCCATTAAGTTGTTGATAGCTTAGTGATGTAAAACCTTTATATTTCTTGAACTTTGATAGCTCTGGCCCACTCTCCTGCCTTAGCTCTTTCATAACCTCTAGCCAATCGCTTTTACTCGCTTGATATTCCAATCTTAGCTTATGCCAGTCATTACTCACCTTGCTCCAAAAGTCATGGTCATGGTCTGCTAACATTCTCTTTTTTAGCGTTACATCCTTAGCGTTCTTATCTGCCCTTGAAACGCTAACTTTTGAAACGCTAACTCCCTCTTTTGAAACGCTAACTTCGGGTTCTGAAACGCTAACTGAAACGCTAACTTTGTCCCGATGAAACGCTAAGCGACAGTTATCGCTACAATACCTGGCTGTATCCCTCTTAGCTTCGAACTCCTTATGACATTGGTTACATGTATTCATACATTCACTATAACTTAAAACCCCATATCAGGGTAATAAGCGGCTACTGGCTCACTAGCTTTGACTGGCTTAGTGACTGGCATGATCTGTAATGACCTAATCGCATACCGTATAGCGTCCATAGCGTGACTAAACTCATGTTCTGGCACATTTAACACCTTACCATTCTTATCTACTTGCCAGAGGTAGTTACGGTACTCCTTAATGATATTCACGCTCCGCTTAGTCACTGCTATCTGTTGCTCCTGGACTAGCTGTATGCCCTGACTGACGCTATCCTTGCCCTTCTCGGCGGGTATGACCACTATCCCATACTCCCTTAGCTCGTCATTACTCTTAGGTTCAGCACTGTCTGGTATAACTGGTGCTTGTTCCTCTTGATTCAATATAATGTCGCTAATCCGCTTGTTACTTAACCCTTTGTTGTAGGCTATCTCATCCAGTATATACCCTCCATCAGCGTAGTAGACAGCCACAATAGCCGTTGGATCGTTAGTATACCCATAATCAAGCCCATAGCGCTCTAGGCGCATAAAACGAGGCATTTCATCATCCCCTATTATCTGCCAATTGGTATAAATCTTGCCCTCTACCTCCCCTAACTCCCCTAATCCGTACACCTTCCACCAACCACGCCTATCCTTACGCTGCTCTATGCTGTCCACAATGCTCTTATCTAGCGCCTCATTGTCCAAGTAAGTCAGTGTTAGATGCTCTACGTCCTCCCTACGGCCTTTTAGCTCGGTGTAGTACCAGAACTCACTAACAGGGTTCCA